AAAAGAACAAAGTAAAACTACTGACGGTCCTATTGGTTTACCAGAGGTAGAAGAGAGAACTGAGCTTGCTGGTGGCACAAAATTAATGGACGAATATTTAGGTCCACAAAAAGAATATCAAAAAGCAGTAGATGATGGTTTTCAAGGAACCTATGAAGAATTTCTAAGATATAAATATTCAGGCTCTTTTGCAGATGGAGGACGTGCTAAACTTGCTTTAGGTGCTTTACCTTTTATACCAACAGCTATAACAGCAGCTAGACCTTTGGTTAGTCCTTTACTTAAAAAAGCAGCGGAGGCTTTAACAGGCACAGCTTTCGCTAGTAGAATTGCAGACACATTTTTTCCAGATGCAGAAGAGATGGAAAAAGAAAAAGAAAAACTTAAGGAAATGACTAAACCTGTAGGTTTTCCGGCAGAACCATCTATTAAAATAGGCACAACAACAGGTGAAAAACCAGAAATTAAAATAGATACAACAGAAAAGTTTCCTGCAGAACCAAAACAATTACCTAAGATAGAAGGTTTTCCTGCAGAAACACAACAGCTTCCAATTATTTTTGAAAATAAAAATGTAAAAGAAGTTAAAAAAACTTTTGATGAGGTTGATAAAGAATATGTTGAAAGAGACACAGGCTACGCAAAAAGAATAAATAATCTTTATGACGAAGATTTTGCAAAAAAAGTTAAACAATTAGTTGATAATAATTATGGTGGAAATGTAGCAAGACTTGCTAATGATTTAAATATTGAAAGAGTTAGACTAAATACTTTGTTTAGTAAACATGGATTAAAAGCAGAATCTGAAGGAAGAACAACAGTTCAAAACATCTTTGTGAACAAAGATAAAAATAAACTTTCGATACCTGAATTAACAGATAATATAAAAGGAAATGAAACATATTTAATTAACAGAGCAAAAGAAAGATTTATTAATTATTCTAAAGATAAAAATAAATTTGTAAATTATAAAGACATTGCAGAAATAATAGGTGTAGATCTTCCTGATAAAACTGCGCAAGATTTTTTTCAGACTAAATTAAGAAACGCTAATAAAAAAGTTGGTATTGAAAATAAATCTGGTTTAGGAAGGGAAGTTTTATATAACTTAAGTGACGCTGTTAATGCGTTAACTAAAACTAATTTAGCAAAACCTGTGGCGGGCACGGGACGTGTTCATGATAAGTTAAGAAGTAAATTTGAAACAGATAAAGACAGAACTGGTTATAATACTAGAACCGAAGTCTTAAGAATAATAAGAGATGCACAAAATAATGTCTTTGGTGAAGGTGCAATATTAAAAGCAGGTGAACAATATGGACATGCCGAGGCTATAGCTAATCAACAAAAATATAAAAAACTTTTTAAAAATTCTAACGCTTCAGATATTTCAACTTTGGTCTTTCAAGATCCTATTTTAAATCAAGATGTTCTTCAGGCGTATGGATCTGTTAAAACAGGGATAGAACAAAAACGACAACCTTTTTTAAAAAAATTAGAATCTTTAGTTGGTAAAAAAGCTACAACTGAAAATATTCAAATAGCAAATGAAACCTTAAATGGTTTAAATGAATTAAATAATTTAGCTAGAATACAAATAAAAAGATTTCAAAAAACGAATAGACTTGTAAGAGATCAAGAAAATAGAGTACCTGATTTTACATTAATTTTACCAGAAGAAGGGCAAACTTTTAAAAGTGGATTTTTAAAAATAGATATGTCAAATATTGACCCATCAGTTAGTGTAGGTAGAATTTTAGAAATAAATCCTAACGCTAAAACTTTTAATGATTTAAATAAACAAGAAAAAGAAATTTATAAAGAAAATTTAAAAAACCAAATGGTAGATTATTTATCTTTCTTTTACAAAGAATCCGGAGCAAACAAAGATGATATTGAAGATTTTACAGATTCTATACTAGAAGCTAAGATTGGAACAAAAGTTAAAAAAGCAGAAGGAGGTTCGGTATATGGCAAATACAATGACCAAATCAAAAACATCAAGCTACCCTAAAAAATGGCTCCTGCCGCCTGAATCAGGACCCACGCCTCAAGGGTTGAATATTAACTATAATACTGTTAAGACAGTGAAACTGGAGAAAATAAAAAATGGCAGACAAAGTAGACAAGTCCCTGACGCAAGGTCCAAGAGGCTCGGCAATTATACCGGGTGAAGAACAAATTAAAGAAGCAATTGTTGAAGAACAAGTAACAGAGGAACAGGCACCAGGGCCCATAGAACAAACAGAATTAGAAGATGGATCAGTACAAATAGATTTTGATCCAGCGGCAGCGCAACCAGAAGGTGGCGATGAGCACTACGCAAACTTAGCAGAATTTTTACCAGATGATGTTTTAGATGAAATGGGTGCAGACCTTTCTCAAAAATATCAAGATTACCAAATGGGTAGAAAAGAATGGGAACGTTCTTACACTCAAGGTTTAGATTTATTAGGTTTCAAATATGATATGAGAACAGAACCTTTCCAAGGAGCTTCAGGTGCAACGCACCCAGTTCTAGCAGAAGCGGTTACTCAGTTCCAAGCGTTAGCTTATAAAGAATTACTTCCAGCAGATGGTCCAGTTAGAACAGCTGTGATCGGTGCACCAAGTGAAGAGAAAACTAAACAAGCACAACGTGTTAAAGATTTTATGAACTACGAGCTCATGGAAAAAATGAAAGACTATGAGCCCGACTTTGATCAACTGCTCTTTTATCTTCCTCTTGCAGGGTCAGCTTTTAAGAAAACTTATTATGATGAGTTATCTAAAAAAGCGACATCAAAGTTCGTACCGGCAGATGATTTGATTGTACCCTACACGGCTACCTCATTAGACGATGCAGAGGCAATCATCCATCGGGTAAAAATTTCTAAGAACGAATTAAGAAAACAACAAGTAGCAGGTTTTTATTTAGACATTGATTTAGGTTCTCCAAGACAAGTCGAAGACGATGTTGAGAAAAAAGAAAGAGAACTAGAAGGTCAAAGAAAAACACAAGATGATGATGTCTACACTCTTTTAGAATGTCATGTTAATTTAGACATAGAAGGTTTTGAAGACTCTGATGAAACAGGTGAACCTTCAGGAATTAAAATTCCATACATAGTAACAGTAGATGAAGCTACAAGAAATGTTTTATCTATTAGACGTAACTATGAAATTGGTGATCCAGACAAAAACAAAATTCCTTACTTTACTCATTTTAAGTTTCTTCCAGGACTAGGGTTTTATGGCTTTGGTCTAATCCACATGATTGGCGGATTGAGCAGAACTGCAACTGCTGCACTCCGTCAGTTATTAGATGCAGGAACTTTATCTAACTTACCTGCTGGATTTAAAATGCGTGGTATTAGAATTAGAGATGACGCGCAATCTATTCAACCAGGTGAATTTAGAGATGTAGATGCACCAGGTGGAAATCTAAAAGATTCATTTATGATGTTACCATTCAAAGAACCATCAGCTACATTATTAAACCTTATGGGTATCGTAGTTAATGCTGGTCAAAGATTTGCATCGATTGCTGATCTACAAGTTGGTGATGGCAATCAACAAGCTGCAGTTGGAACTACAGTTGCTTTACTAGAACGTGGCAGTAGAACAATGTCAGCTATTCACAAAAGAATTTACTCTTCATTAAAACAAGAATTCAAATTGTTAGGAAGAGTATTCAAGTTATATCTACCACCGGAATATCCGTATGACGTAGTTGGGGGTCAAAGAACAGTTAAACAAACAGACTTTGATGATAGAGTAGATATATTGCCAGTTGCTGATCCCAACATCTTTTCTCAAACTCAGCGTATTTCCCTCGCACAAACAGAGTTGCAGCTGGCAACTTCTAATCCGCAGATGCACAACATGTATCAAGCGTATAGGAATATGTATGAAGCATTAGGTGTAAAAGATATTGACACATTATTAGTTAAGCCTGAACAACCACAACCGATTGACCCAAGTTTAGAGAACATCATGGCGTTAAGTGGTAAAAATTTTCAAGCTTTTCCTGGTCAAGATCACAGAGCACACATAACTTCACATTTAAATTTTATGGCAACTAACAT